AAGGGAGTCCAAAATCATTAAATCTGCGCGACTTCCGGTTAACTGACCAGTTATGCCCACCGACTTTACGCTTGGGGCTTGGTGTGGAGAACAGTTTACGTCGAAGCTGATGCGACTCCAACGAGAGTCGTCTGCTTTCGGTCTGAGATGTTTTAGCCATGGAGTTTCAATGATTAATTTTTGTAGGAAGATCGACATGTTATCTGCACGTTCCTTAGATGCAGATATAATCATTATTTTCTTTTCAGGATCTTTAAAGAGAGTCCAGAGGACGAAGGCTCCAGTGATCCAACTTTTTCCAACACCACGGAAAGCTTGAATTTGGAGACGTTTAGGTCCATGTTGAAGATAGTCTGCGATTGCATATTGAGCTCTAGTTGGTGAAGGAAGGTCTAACTGTTCCCACAAAGCTTGTAAGAACAGCTTAAAGTCTTCTTGTAGGGCAGTTACGATATCGTTCATATTTTATATCGATTACCGAATCCGCTAGAATCATAAGCACCTGGATTCTTTTTAAGTTTTTCTAGAACATTATCTAAAGCTTTGTCTTTACCTTTTTTGTAATTTTTATTAACCATTACACCAGGAGAGATTTCAACCAATCCTGCCATGAGCTTCTCTTTATTCTTCTTCTTTTTAGGTTTTTTCTTTGAGGCCGCCATGTTTTCTTAAGTTTTGAGTAAATTGAGTTAGTTCAGGATTACCACCTGTAACTGGTCCTTTAGCAGGTTGATTAGATCTAGAAGTCCAATCTTCAGGAGAAGCAGCATCCATCTGTTTTCTTAAAGTTTTATCACTTGCAGCTTCAGTAACAGCTTCTACTTGACCTTTTCTAAAGTTAACTTGTTCATTTAGTTCTTTAACTAATTTTTCTTTAAACTTTTTATAAGCTTTTTCTGCTCTAGTTTTTGCAAGTTGATTAGTTTTAGTAGGATTCTCTTTAGCTAATTTACTTAGTTTTTTCTTATTTAATTTAAGAGTCCATAATTTTAAACGATCTGAAGATGGAATAAGATTCCAAGCATCTTGAAATATTTCCATTTCTTCTCTCATTGGAATAGCAAGATCTTGGATTCTTTCTTTAAATCTAGCTGTCAATTCATCGATAGTTTGAATACCTCTAATATCAATTTTTTCACGAGATATTGAACTTCCTACACCAAATATTTCATCTGGTTGAATACCAGCTGCTAATAGAAATTTATGAGCTTCGAGATGTGGTACTCGATCTAATTGTCGTATTGCAGAGAATTGATCTCCTAAACCAAATCCAAACTCATCAGCTATAAGACCTAAATTAATTACATCCATTTTAGAACCTAATTGTCGTGCTCTTCTTATAAAAGGAGCAAAGACAGCTTTCATTAGTTCATGGTGCATCTCTTTGTAATTAGTTTCTCCACCTGGTACTTCTTTTTCACGTAAAGCTAAGTTCTCAAGTTTCTTCCTTTTACTATAGAAATCCTGATTCTTAGATGAACCACTAATATTTACAGTAGCATCGACACTAGATTTTTCATCCGCTGCTTGAGTAATTCCAGGTTTCTTTTGGTATAAATTTTCTATATCGCTTAGAGTCCTATCATAATGCTCTATAGCTTGTGCCTTATTAAGAGTTTTAAGTTTTGGAGATTGAAGTTCTTCTGAAACAGTAATTATAGGATCAACAGTATCATTAGCTGGTTTCTGATCTATTACCTTATTTAGACTAGCTTTATTTTTAGCATCTTCGAAAGCTTTCATTCCCTTACGACCAGTAACATTAATATTAACTAACTGATCCTCTTTAAACATTTTAACTACTTGTTTTTCATTTACAAGTTCATTGTCTAGAGCACTCTTGATCCCACCAATTATTGATTCATCAGTTCTTCCAAACATAATAGGTGAGTTTTTAGCAACGCCTTCCATTATCTCGTCACTACTTTTAATACCTATACCAGGAATACGTTTAATAAGAGGAGCAAGAACGTTTTCAGCTAATGGTTGAACTCCTTTCTTAACTACTTGCTGAACAGCTTGATCAACTCCAGGTACTAACCTTGCTGCTGATGCTGGACTGGGCATTACTTACCTCCTTTCTTTTTCTTCTCAATTTTTAGTTTATTCTTATAACGTGGTGTACGGTTAGGAGCATGTTCCTTTTCCCAATCACCTAGTGTACCAGCCTTTCTAGCTGCTTTCCACTTACGATGTTTTTGTTGAAGAGCCCATCTTTCATCTTTATTAAAACCTGCTTTAGCTGCTGGGCTTCTCTTTGTTTTATCTAACCAATCAGCTCTACCACCATCATCCTTCGGTTTACCTTTACCATTACCATTAGATTTAATTTTTACCTTATTCTTCTTTGGTTCTTGGACTCCTTTCATACCACCAAAGGCATGATCACTAGGTTTTGTAGAGATTTTCTTCTTACCAGATTTTGCAGATTCATAATCTTTATGACCTGGGTATATAGTTTTAGTACCACCACCATCAAGTTGTATTTTAATACCTTTACCTTTTCTAATCTCTTCTTTAGTCTTTGGCCTAACTTTTATTTTCCCACCAGATGCATCAACTTTTTCATCTTTCTTCACAGGACGATATTTAGTTGTTGTATCCATTTTAGTAGTAGCTTTCCAAGTTCTAGTTTTTGGATCAAAGTACTCTACTTTACCGTTACGTCTTCTCGTTTTTAGTCTAGGTGCCATGATTAAGTGATGCGTAACTTACGCTTATTAGGATTTCTTTTTTTATCGTCTCTGCGGTGTTTACCTTCAGGGACTAATTTCTTGTCATGATGAGAATAATCTAAACCATCCCCAACTTTACCTTTACCTTTGCTTGCTTTATCAGCAGCTCGTCTTATAGCAATTGCTTTATCTGTTTGCATATACTTTTTTTGATATGCATTCTTTTTCGCTTTAGCAGCGGGGTGAGAATCGTAATAAGTTTTAGACTTTGCCATAGAGTCTCCTGTTAACCAAACCAGGATCTACCTTAGGCATTATCTTATTTAACTTGTCTAATGGGTTACCATCGTAAGCAACGCCACTTATATCATTTATTTTGAGCCAATCGCAGGCTGCTTTTAAGTCTTGAGTACTAGCCTCGCCACTCTTAACCCGTTTAAGGAATTCAGTAGTGACGAGGTTATGTAACTCATTAAACTGTTGTTCTGTGGCTTTAGCCATTATGAAAATAGTTTTTCTTTAACAATTTCTAATGCTTTATCATCAAGTTTATTATCAGTTCTAGCTACATAAGCTTGTAATACATCGATTATAAGTTGCTTAACTGAATCTGATTTAATAAAGGCGAGAAGGATGGGCTTGATTAATAGTGTCATTGTTTTAGTGGACATTTAGGTGTACTTTTTTGCCAAGGTTTATACCAAGGCTTTGGTGGTTCTTTACATTCAAGAACCTTTTTCTCTGCTTTCTTCCAAGCAGTTATAGGTATTACATCACTACATAGATGATACACACGTGTACCAGGTAGTAACATAAAACCTTTTTGTTGAAGTTTAGCACAGTTATCAATTCTAACTAGCTCATAATTCAACTTCATCTTCTCCTGTTGCTGAGCAGCTATAGCTCTACAACGTTCTAAACCTTTCTGATCTAAAGGAATCATAAAGTTAACTTGGAATCCCCAGTTTTCACCAATTGTATAGCTAGAAGGTTCCATAACACCTTCATCTATATCCCAAGGTTTAGTATGATTTCCCATATAGAATGGAGAGAAAGTCATGGTACTACCATTACAACTTATGTTTGGTCCATAATGTTGTCTTGATGGTGCTCCATTGTTTTGAAATTGTACAGCTTGGTTTGTAACATTACCAGTAGCAGCAGCAACTGGATTTGAGGTATTGGTTGTCTCACCTTCTTCAGCACGAACTGGTGCTATTGAGAGAAGACTGATAAGGAGACCGTAGTAGAAGTAGTGTCGATTTCTCTGTCGATTGATTGTACTTCTAACACTTGACTTGCAGCCCTTGTTGTTATTTCTAATGTAAAGGGATCTCCAGCTGTATGTAGAGTAAAGACTGAATCTGTATCTACTATACCTCCAGAGCTTGCTGAAGTATGTGTTACATTTTCTCCTGACCATTTGTTTAACGCTGACCCATACTTGGTGATAGTTATATCCTCCACGATTTCTTGGGTCGTTGTTGTAGTTGAGTTCATAGACCCTTGGGTGAATTGGGGGGTTACGAGCTCGGCTCTTGCTACCGTGGGTGATGCCAGTAGGAAGAGTAAAAGCCATTTTTTCATTCTTCCTTTTTCTTTACCATAGGACAGTTTACAGGTGTACCTTTATCTTTAGAATTACCAGTAGATAAACCAAATGTGGCTAATGCTCCAGTGAAGACACTGGCAACGAACGTGATATCTGAGTTACCCGATTTCTTAACTACAGGTAGTTCTAAATAATTTAAAGTTATAATAAACCCAGACCATACAACTACGCCAAGTCTG